ATGCGCTCAAACAGTCCGTTTGCGTTAAACCATTCGGGATGCTTACCAAATTACGGTTTGGCACACGCTAAAAAACATTTAATTGCATCGCTTAGCTTTGGTTGATTTGCTATGCCATAAATTGGCTTATTTGTGACTGACTCAAGACGGTCAAGGTTCTCGAATGTCGGCACAAAATCAAAATCAACACCACCCAAATTAAATGTTAAAACACCTTTAGAATTCATTTGTTCACCCTTTCAAAATTAAACAGCGGTATAAGTGATTGTACCAGCACTTTCTAGCGTAATGCTGAAAGTTTCCTCTTTGTTGTATTCGCCTGCACGCTCTGCGCTTGGCACTGCGAAAGTACCCTGCCAAACATCACCTAAGCCGCTCTCAATTTTGAGTACAACATGAGTATTGGCCATGACGGCTGCCATAATGTGGTCGGTAAAAACGGCATTATCAGATACCACGCCTGAGCCTTTTAAGCTCATGCTTGTAATACCTGCACCCTCTAACAATTCGCGCCACCCGTTACCGTCTTTGTCGGTAACATCAACTGTTTCGGAATTGATTGTCATTGACTCGGTACGAATACCACCAATCACTGTAAAAACATCGGGGCCAGTAGAAGTACGGACTTTGATGCGTAACTCACGACCTTTATACTTAGACATGTTAAACCACCTCACTGATTAGCAAATTAAAACGCATGATACCGTGACGTGTAATGCCGTCACTGTCAGTAACAATGTCATGCCGCGTAAATTGACATAACACCGATTGCCCATTGTCTAAAGTTAAATCAACAAAATGCAATGCTGTATGACACTTGTCCATTAACTCTCTCAATTCTTTTGTGCCGCGATAGCGTGAGCCTATGTGCAAATTAACGATAGCATCTAAGCCGTCATCGTCTTTGTTTGACCAATCATCCGCGCCGCCATCTTCTAGCCATATTTTCGGGAATGAATCCGTGTCGTTTAATGATTCGCTGACAATGCCAGTCAATCCGCTTGTTGCGTTTAACTTGGCATAAACCGCTTTGACATAATCATTAAATAGGCTCATTGAATGTTTGCCCCATTCATGTCGCGTAATGCTTGGTTAATTGCACGTTGTACAATATCAATCGCTTTTTGCTTTTTGGCTTGTAAGCCTTTAAACATAAATGGTCTGGGTTGTAAACCACGAGATAAATCGCCAAATTCTAATCTTTTTGCATAGGGCGCAATAGTTGCCAAACTTACCACTTGTACGCGCAAATTATCTAAATCAGGCTGCATTTGAATTGAGCGCACTAAAAAACCTAAATCAGTGGCAGGGCTTTCGCCTGCTGCCGATACTTTATGCACTCGGTTCGGATTAGTCTTGATGTAAGTTTTACCACCGCGTGGCGACTTTTGGATATTGCGTCTAACCTCTGTTGCCACAAGCTCACCTGCAATAACAAGATTTGCTTCAAGACGACGCTGCAAAGCTGCATTAAACTGTTGATATAGTGTTGTCATGCTGCCTCCAATATCCGATATGAGCCATCTTCTAACAAACGTATTCCGCCTGTCTCTAACAACCTAAAATCGTTATCAACAAAGGCCGTTGTTCCTGCGCTTTCTAACGTAATCGCAAATAACTCGCCTTTGTTATACTCACCCGACGATTCAAATGATGTAAGCGCAAATAAACCCGTATAAACTTCGCTAGTGTTTGACTCAATACGGGCGTTAAATAATGTACCGCTAATGATTGTTTGGCGTAAAAATGCAAACGATGCGCTATTGTTGCAAACGCCTTGTGCCTTAACGCTAACGCTGCTGATACCTGCATTTTCTAACAGTTCGCGAAATAAAACGCTTTTATCTGTTACGTCCACCGTTTCACTATTAGCTGTTAGTGTATTTGTCACGCATGAGGCAATTAGCGTCATTACACTGCTGATTTCGGCATACAGTAAAAAGACAGCACCGCGCATTTTCATTGTGTGACTGCTCCCCATTGCTCGACACTAATATCGTAAAAGTCTAAATTAAACTTGTTACGACTAATGCCAACAATTCTAAAATCAATACCACGATGTACTATTTTTAACTTGTCGCTTGTACGAGTGTCTAGCGTAAAAGTTTGCGGCTGTCTGATAGTAAATGTTACGCCTTGAGTGTGTGCATCTTCACCACGATAAAAACGCTCTCTTGGTGTCTGTTCTGTGCCTTTAGCCCAAGCATTAGCAAGTTGTGACCATGTAGTCACAAATCCGCCTTGCCCGTCGCTTACATTTGACTCTTGCCAAAATGTAATACGATGTTTTAGCTCGCCAATGTTGACAGTCATACACAAAACACTCGGTATTGATTAAGCACTTGCTGCACTAATAACGGCATATCAGACGCGCCGCGATTGTAAAAACGATATGTAATTAGGTCTAAAGTGGCTTGTTTAAGTGCTGCTTGTGCGCTTAATGTTGGCACAATATCCCACTCAATCGTAATCACTTCATCAGCACTATATTGTGTTAGCAGTTTTACGCGGCCTAATTGCTTATTGATAACATAGTTGGTTGTTTCTGTTAAAGCAGTGCCGTTAACGTCAACCGTTACCGCGCTAACCGTTATTCGTGGTGAATAAAAAAGAGTTTTTGCTTTGTCGTTTGGATAAACAGTTTGCCAAGTTTGATTATTTAGCACCTGTTTTGTGTATGATTCTACTTCACGTCTGCATGACGTAATCAAAGAGCTAACTAAGCTGTCTTCGTCGCTATTTTCAATTTTCGCCCATGCTTTAACCTCTGCTGTGGTTATCGGCTCGGCTGCTTCGGTAATCAATAAAGACATATTATTTAACTCTAAAAAAGGGGCATTGCTGCCCCTTAGTTTTTGCTGTTTAAGCAGTGCCAGCTTGGTCTAAATCATGCTTAACAGCAGTGACTCCGACTGTTGCGCCGCTCGATACGCTTGTTGATGTAATCACAATACGGCAATAACGGAATGTAGTAGCTGCTAAACCATAGCTCGTTACACCGTTAGCGGTAACAGCAGTTAACGAGCCTCGAACAGTAGAGCTGTCAGCACTAGCCGCATCAGATAAACCGCTATCGTTACCAACTTGGATAGACGGTGTATAAGTGCCGTCTGTGCGCGCGCTAACAGTCATAATAAACTCAACACCACCGCAACCTTGCAAGTCAATAATCGCACCATTAGACGTGGTATTGCTTGTGATTGCTGCGGTTGTGCGTCCGTTTTCGACTGTAATCGCGCTATGTAAATCACGGATTTTATTCATTTCTAAACTCCCAATTATTCACCTTCAAAGCTCAAAACTTTGTAGGCTTCTGAGTTGATAACATCACCACCAACACGACGAGTGGTGTAAAAACCAACGTACGGCTTGTTAGTCAATGGGTCGCGCAAAATTGTGATGCCCTTACGGTCAACAATCTGATAAGCTGCTGCAAAGTTACCAAAAACGATAGACTTAGAAGCTGAGCCTAAACTTGGCAGATGGTCGAAAGATGAATCAACACGCTGGCCAAGAATAGTACCTGCTGCACCTAATTGAAAATTAGGCTGCCACAAGTAATTTCCATTACTGTCTTTGAGCTTCATTACTTCGCCTAATGTGTAGCGATTCATAGCGAAGATAGCACCAGCCCAATACTTTGGATGCAATGCAGTCATCAGAGTGATTAAACAATCACCGCTGTTCGGAGTGGCAACAAACGCACCGCTTGCACCAGATACTACTTTTTGAACTGTACCCCATGAGCGGCTAGAGTCCTTAGTGGTTGCAAAGGTGCGTGATAATATGCCGCGTGGCTTGCCTACGCCGTTACCATTGATAAAAGCATCAGCCTCGGCTTGACCAAAGGCTTCGCCTAATTTGCCTGTCAACCACGAATCAATATTGATTTCTGCATCGTCTAAAAGACGTTGTGTAGCCTGTGGATTTGCGTAGATTTCATGCGCTTGCACTTTCCACATACCTAATTGAGTGGTGTTAGTCGCTGGACGTGCTGCAGTTTCACCAACCCAACCTGTACTGATAACGCCGTTATCATTCAAACCCTCTAGCGCGTCACCGCTAATCATCTGAACAGAGGCATAACGACGCATCGGGCTGTAATCTTGTACCTTCATCACAATACGACCACTTGTATCGCGTGGTACTAAGTAACCGCCATCGGGATTAGTTAAAGAAGATAACGCCTTAGCATCTAAACCACCTTCACCCTTGCGAATTAAGTGATTAAACGCGGCTTTCACTTCAGGTTCGACAAAATCAGCAGCGTTTTGCTTTAATTCAGCATTGGCAAGTTGCGCTTTTTTCATCTCGGCAATGGTATTAACTAACGCTGTAATATCGTTAGTTTGAGCATTGATTTTTGATTCAAGCTCTGCTGTGCCTTTGTTTGCTTTAACAGACTGTAATTGTTGCTCAAAATCGGAGCGCATATCAGATACCGATTTTTGAACGGTATCGATTAGGTTTTTGACTTCTAACTCGCTAGACATGGTTATTTACCTCGTAATGTCTCGTTAAGTTTCAATAATGATGTTGCTAAGCTGCTCAATCTTGAATCGTCATCTCGACTATTTTTGATTTTGCTAATAAGCGTTTTTGCATCGTTTCTCGAAAGCCCACAAGCATCGCGCAGGTAGTTTTCTATGTCTCTTACGCTATCTAGTTTAGCACTTTTCATGTCATTTACAATAGCATTGGGATTCATCGCAAACGTCACAAAAGAGTATTCTAAAACAGATAGCTTTTTGATAATTCGTACATTGTTGTCAAAGCTGTAATCATCGACTCGGTATCCAATACTCAAGCCATCAATCGCGTTATTTTGTATTAGTGTTCGTGTTTCTTGTGCTTTTTTAATATCAAGCAAAAGCTCGCCATCGACTAGCAATCCTTTTTCGTCCTCGGTCATGGCCATGTTTTTACCGATTGGCCTGTCCCAATCGTGATTCCACAACACACGCACACGACTAGCATCGGCTGTTTTTAGCCAATCGTTAAACGCACCTTTCATGATAATGTCGTTGCCTAAATCCACATTTCCAGTCGCGGCTGCATAACCTGAAAATGCACCCTCATTGTCAGCC